AACTCTTTTTACTGCTCTGTCTGCCTCACTTGTTTTTTGATTTATAATTGTGTCATAGCCCATAGTGTATTTAAATGTTGGAATATTAGCTTCTACAGTAGCATTAGTATTTGGTTCTGCTCTGATAAAACCATCTCCTGATTGTTGAGCTAATGTTGCAGACTGATCATTAGCATTTTCTCCTATGTCCCCTATAAGTTCATCCCTTAAATTATATTTTTTACTAACACCTAAATGATTTACAAATTTTAAATCTACTATTGGCCTACCTTGAACATCTTCTCCATATACATTTTTTGTAATAGATGTTCTATTATCTTCAATAGAAAAACTACCAATCCATTTTTGAGCATTACTAGTATCAATAAAAGCATTCCTAGAGTTTGTTCCTCTTAAAATCGTTGTATTAGATATTATACCATATAATGAACCAGGCCCACCAGGATAATTAAATAATTCACCTGTTGTAACAGTATTAATACCATAATTAAATGCTGCTCTTTGTTGTGAAGCATCAACATTAGGTGATACTGAAGGAGATTGAGCTACTAAATTAGTTACAGTATCTCCTAAACTTTGGAATATAGTTCCAAGCTGATTAATTGAACTAGCAGTAGTTTGTGGAGGTTGAGATAATTTAAAGTCCTTTAATAATACTAATCTATTTTCTTTTGCAGGAGTAGTAGCAGTTATATATTCATATTTATTTTCAAATCTTTCTAAAACAAATACATCTTCTCCTGCATTAGGATTTCTTATTCCTGTACCAGCATCCGCTATTTGAGTCATTAAGTTACGACCATCACTATAAGCTCTATTTGCAAAAAGTCCTCCGGATTTAGCCATTGGAATTTTTGGATTAGAGAGCATTAATCCTCGTTGTTTATCCAAAAATGCCTTACCACGAGGGTAAGATAATAAAAATCGATCTATTCTTGCGAAATCTTCTCTTGCAGCAAGTTCCTCATATGAACCACCACGAATAGGATAATCTAAACTAAGTGCTTCAGTTGTTAAAGTATCTAGGTTATCATTATTCTTAGGAGCAACTCTTTTAATAAAGGGTTGTCCCGAATAACCACCACCTCTAATATCTTTATCGTATTTTAGATTTTTAGATTGAAATTGAAAACTATTGGGGTCGCTATATAGATCTAATAATGTTATTTTTGGATTTATTGCCATTATTTAGGTAAATTATCTAAATATTTTTCTACTGTAAGTGCTGATTCCCCATATAAATTTGAAGACACTGATGGTCTTTGAAATTTAAGTGGTGCCGGTCCTTTATAAGGAAGGGGTGGAATATTATCTGCTGAAGTAATATCATGTAATGTTGATGCAGCTTGAGCTGTAGCAGTAGGTGTTGTTTGTACTTCATCTGCATCTAATTTAGAATCTACTAATGGATTCTGAAATTTAAGGGGTGCAGGACCAGTATAAGGTAAAGCAGGGTTATTCTTATCAGAAGATTGATTATGTAATGTTGATGCACCTTTTTCTGCAGCAGTAGGAGTTGGAAGATCATTTTGTTTTCCTTCTCTACTTAGGTTAGATAATTGTTCTGTTCCGTTAATTGCCATAATTATTGATTTTATTTATTATAAATATTTTAAACCGAATATTTTCTTGTGTTCATTGCTAGTGGGGGTTGTATTCGGTTTGATACTCTTCCACCATCTAAGTTAATATTAGCCCTAGAAGCACCATCTTTAACAGCTACTGCAATAGCACTTATATCTTCTTTAGATAAACCTTGATTTCTTCCTCCTCTTGCTAATCCAGGTCCCATTAAAACATCATCATTTCTAGTACCTTGAAATAATCCACCTTCCATTGTTGATACAATTGGTCCACCTGAAGCAGGTAAAACTGCATCTCCAACTTTTTTAGCAGATTCTATTTGGGATTTTATTATTGCACTCCCTATTGCAACAGTCGCGAGGATACCAAGAGTTCCAAGTCCTAAAGTCATAGCACTAGCTGATGTTAATAATGCAACAGCTCTACCTGTTTCTATCCCAAGTAAAGTAGCTGCTTTAGGGATCATAGCTACCATACTTACTAAAGTACTGCCCAAAGATTTAGCGAAACTAGCTGTGGTAACAACTCCTATAGCAACCATTAATCCTTTTAAAACAAAAGCATTGTCTAAAAGAGTTGCAAAACTTTCTAAAGGACCAGCTAATAATTCAGCCATTTTCTCTATTGATTTATTTATAGATTGTTGGATATTTAATCTTTTTGCATCCTCAATACCCATATCTGATCTAGCAGCAGCTTCTTCTGTAGATAGTCCCGCTGCTATAGCTTGATTAAATACCATTTTAGACATTTCATCTCTACTTAAACCAAGTGCTTCTGCTGTTGCTTCTTGTTCTATTCTATTACCAGTAGCAAAAGAATCTATTATTTCTTGATTTTTACCTATCTCTCTAGTTAATCCCTCTAAATCATTAGTTAATGCAAAAAATCTTGCTCTTTCTAAATTTAATTGTTTCCCAGAAATAACTTCAGCTTGAAATTCAGCAGCAATAGAAGATTCAATATCTAATAACCCGGATGCTATATTATCTACTTGTTGTAAATTTAATCCTAACAATTTAGCTGCGCTAGCGGTAGCACCCATTTTCTCTAAATTGCCACCAAAAGTCATAGCGATCTCATTAGAAACATTACCTACATCTTGTAATATTTTCTTTTGGGAAAGACCAGCAGCTGTACCATCATAAATGTTAGATGCAGCTTCTTTTAAATTATCACCACTTGCTTGAGCAAAGAAAGCTAAATTACCAGCTTCCTCAGCTGATAAGCCCATTAAATTAGATAATTCAGTGGCTTCTTGAATATTAATAGCATCAAAAGCCATATTAGCATTAAAACCAAATGTCTCTGTTAAAGACACCATAGTTCTTAATTGATCCGATGTTGAGATTAAGGCGCCATTTAAGACGTTAATATTTTCAGCTGATTCTCCTGTTAGTCTTCTAAAATCCGTTTGGAGATTATTTATCTCTAACATTTTATTAACAATAACACCTATTGCAAGTTGAGTAATGTTAGTTGCTGAAGCAGATTCTTTAAGATTAGATGCCATTTTTGAAGCAAAAGAACCCATTGCATTAAAAGGTTTAGTTGCTGCTTGGGCATCTTTATGAGTTTCTTCTATAGCTTCACTTATACCAAGTGCAGGAAGTCCTGCTTTTTGTAAAGCTTTATCAAATCCCCCTGCAAGTGCAGGTGCAAATCCTAATGCTTTATTAGTATCTTTTATGGTATTTTCAATTTGCCTTTGGGATTGTTGAACCCTACTTAAATCATGGATTTCTTTTTGAATTAATTGACCCAATTCAGTACGCCTACCAACACTATCTCTTATTCTCTTTAAATTATCTTTTTCTCTAGCGTTTCTTTTTTCTAGATTATCTAGTTGTTTTTTTGTTAAAAAAACTTCACCTTTTGCTACTTCTAATAGTTGTTGAGCAATATTAGCACTTTTAGTTAAACTAGAGATTCTAGATTTTTCTAATTGTTCTTGTATTTTTCTTTGGTTATTTCCTGCTCTTAACTCATCTACAATGTTTTTAAAAGCTATAGAAACATATTCTAAGTTCTCATTAGACTTTTTATCGAGTTCCGCTTGTTCTCTTTTTAGTCTATTGAGTTCTTTTTGATTTTCTACTTGTTCTCTGCTAGCCATTTATATAGGGTTTATCCCATATAAATATTAACGTAAAAAAGAGGTCCCGAAGGACCTCTTAAAATAAAAAAGTAAAGGTTAATCGAGGGAATTCATCGGTTGGGTATCCAACCATCCCACATTTTTGCCTGCACCCAAGGAGAAAAACAAGGCATTCATTTCTCCACCTCTTCTGTTCTTACTAAAGAACATACATCTTCCTTGATCTACAAACTTTAAATGAGCCATACCAGTCATCATGTGTTTAAACCTGTTTGAACCGGCAAATTCACCCATTTTAGTTACCTGCTGAATTATTAAAAACGCAGTATTGACTTTTCCTATATTATTAGCTTTATTATGCTTTTCTAGGAGTTCTAATATTTTAGTTTCGGCTTTTTTATTAGTAAAACCTTTATGAAAATCTGCAACAGCACTAACTACCTCTGCCATGGAATCTATTAATACAACATCCCATCCTTTGGATAATATGCTTTGAAGAACTACTAAAGGATCTTTATCAACGTAATCACCCATAAATAAAATTGGTAAATCACCAAATTTAGGGTATCTTTTTACATAACCGTGCATATCTATTTCGTTCATCTCTCCAGAAATGAATAAAACATCTTGATCTTTTTGATTAAGATCTGCAATTATATCTAACATAACTGTAGACTTACCAACACCAGGATCACCAACTATAGCATAATTGGTACCTTTCATTAACCCACCTTCAGCAGAAAATAAAGGATCTACTTTACTACCTGTAGGCATTGGGATAAATAGTTTATCATCGAATGATAAATCATTCATTTTAACCGCAACCGGTTTCCATGAATTTCTTATTTGTTTTGAATTTGAATTTGAATTTAACATAACCTTTTATTTACTTTTTTTATTTATGCCATAAATATACAAAAGGTCTCCCGGGTAGCCAAATTTTCTCGCGGAAATCTTACGTTTTCTTTGCGATATTAGCGTTATATGTCTTTGATGGGTTTATGTTAGGTCGTGCAATTTCTTTAGAATTTTTAAGTGTTTTAGTTTGCTTATTATAAGCTTCTTGTTCTTTTTTATAATGTTCTTCTAATTTTTTAAAAGTAAAATTCCTTAACCATATAGGCATATTATAAACAGTATGGAAGTCATAACCTCCATTACCATGAAATACAACTTCATGAATTTGACTAAATAAATTTTGCCTATATTCAGGCGTCAGGCCAAAAAAAGTTAAGATTGATGGGGATAGTGATGTCCTCCTCGCCATCTTCCCCAGTATATTTTAAGTCTACATCAGGAGATACTCTTCTTATTTCTTCTCTTAATGCTCTAGAATCCTTAGCTAAAAACTGATTATCAACAAATTCTCTAATTGTTTTTTTATCGGTATCTCCGTCAATTGATAATATAAGATATTTTAATCTAGTAGATACTTCAGGATTTGAACCTGGTTTGATTTTGTTTTGTCCTGCAATTTCTTTGTCAATTGCTATTTCATCGCCGTGGGTTAACATTTTAAAAGTAATTAGTTTTTTAATAGTAGGTAGTGTAAATTCAAATTCATTTATACCAATTTCTTTTAAATTTTTTTTAGATAAATTTTTATCTTTTAAAGTAGTTAAATCAACTGTAAATTCTTTTACACCTCCCTGACTGCTAATTGCTCTAAATGTATAATCTTTACCATATCCTAATACACGAGAAGCAATTAATAATGCATTTTTATCTCCTACTATAATATCTTTATAATTAACTTTAGATACAATTAATGATTCAAGAAGTTTATCTAAAACTATACCTTTAGAAATATAATTTTGGTTAGTTAAAATATCTTCTTCTCTAGCAGTCATATATTTCATTTCTATTTTACCGCTAGATAAAGGGTTATCTTTAGGATATATTAATCCTTTAGATGGTAATTCGACAACTTCTGTTGGGAATTTAAATTTTGATTTTTCTGCAACTTTTTCCATTTAATAACTGTTTGGATATAAATATATAAAAAAGAAAAAGGTACTCAAAATTGAGTACCTGATTCAAGGGTAGGAGGGGTAAAATTTTTAGAAATTCAATATACAATAATCCATTGCTAGAGTTAATTGTAAATCAATCGCGGCATCAGTAGCCCAATCATATTCTCCAAATGTAGCTGTTTTAACATAAGCTCCTTTTATAATCCATTCTCCAACTATATCTCCTACTGGACCTAAAATATCTAGTGTTATGTCTTTTTTATAGAAATCAGAGTAACCATCTCTACCAGTTACTGATTCGTGAGCTAAACGTGCCCACTCCATTACAGCTTGTGCACCAGAAGGTGTCACGGGATCATATAAGCTTATAGTCATATCATTCCATCTTACTTTACCTTTTACTTTACGGTAAACGTTAATATGATCTAAGATAATTTCACCTGCTTCAAATCCAGGAGCCGACGCTGTCTTTATTAAGTAAGCCGGTATCCCATCAATATACATTATAAACCTGTTTTGAACTTTAGGTTCAAATGCGGTGAACATTATTTCGTTTGGATCTAATACTGCCATCTTATTTTATGTTTATTATAAATATTATCTATTTAATTTTTTTAAAACTCTACTCCTGTAGGAGTTATATTGAAATCTAAGATTATAAATTCAGCTGTTCTAGTTGGTTGGATAAATATCTGACCTACCATTTGATTTCTGTCAATTACTTCAGCTGTATTGTTAGTAGAGTCCATTACTACTCTATAAGCAAATAATCCTTGTCTTTGTTGTACCGATTCTAAATAAGGGTTAACTTGATTTAAGAATCTATTTCTTGTAGCTTGTGTATTTTGTTCAAATAATAATGATTCAGCTACTTGACCAACTACACGTTTAAGTTCAATTAATAATCTACGTACATTTACTCTATCTAATGATGTAGCTTTTGTTTGTAGTGTTTTCTGGCCAAATACCACAGGTCCTTGTCCTGGGAATGTTGCAATTGGGTTAACTTTTGCTAGATACAAAGTATCTCTTTGAGAAGGTGATAATTTTCTTTCTGCTTGAATTGTTCCTCCAACACCACCTCTATTAAATCCAGCAGGTGCAAACCACTCAGC